AAGAGGTTCTGGTGGATTAAAAAGAATAATTTTAGATAATAGTAAAATAAAAAGAAGATGGAGATATTACGATTCAGTTGACAGAGCTCCTGGAACTTCAGCGTTTGCATCTGCAAGAGGCGGATCAAATGATGAACTACACATAGTTGTTGTTGACGAAGACGGCGTAATCTCTGGCGAACCTGGAAGAGTATTAGAATCATTTTCTAGTCTTTCAAAAGCGTCAGATGCAAAAACTCCACAAGGAGACATAAACTACTATCCAGAAGTATTGTACAATAGATCACAATACATTTATTGGATGGATCACTTAACAACTGGTACTAACTGGGGTAGCGCAGCAACTGGAGTAACATTCACAGCTGTAAATACTAACAGTTTAGAATCATTGTCTGGTGGAAGTAATGGATCTACAGTAACAGACGGTCAATTAAAAACAGCATACGAGAAATTCCAAGATGCTGATACAGTTGATGTTGGTCTAATTATGGCTGGTCCTTCAGGTAGCGCAACTCACATTGACAACCTGATTACAATTGCTGAAGAAAGAAAAGACGCAGTTGTATTTGCTTCACCACAAAGAGCTGATGTAGTTAATGTCACTAACTCAAATACACAGACATCTAATACAATTGATTTTTTCAATACAATTAGATCGTCTTCATACGTTGTATTTGATAGTGGTTACAAATATCAATACGACAGATACGCTGACTTGTATAGATTTGTTCCACTAAATGGTGATTTAGCAGGTCTTTCTGCGAGAACAGACACTGTTGCTGATAGTTGGTTTTCACCAGCTGGTTTCAACAGAGGTATTGTTAGAGGCGCAGTTAAGTTGGCATACAACCCAACTAAATCTCAAAGAGATCAACTTTACCCAGCACGTATCAACCCAGTTGCTACGTTCCCAGGTCAAGGTACAATCTTGTTTGGCGATAAGACAGGTCTAACAACTCCAAGTGCTTTTGATAGAATAAACGTAAGAAGATTGTTTATTGTATTAGAAAAGGCAATTGCTACAGCTTCTAAATTCCAATTGTTTGAATTCAATGATGAATTTACAAGAGCGAACTTTAGAAACATTGTAGAGCCTTTCCTAAGAGAAGTACAAGGTAGACGAGGTATCACAGACTTTTTAGTAGTATGTGATGAAACTAACAACACAGGTGAAGTAATTGATAGAAATGAATTTATAGCTGAGATATTCATTAAACCAGCTAGAAGTATCAACTTTATCACATTATCTTTCGTTGCAACACGAACTGGCGTCTCTTTTGACGAAGTTGCGGGTTAATAGTAGAGGAGAATAAAAATGGCAAACATATCAGACTTCAAAGCTAAACTTGCAGGCGGTGGCGCTAGATCCAATCAGTTTAAGGTAACAATGCCTTTTCCTGGTTATGCAAGTGTTGGTGGCGAAATAGAAGACTTGGCTTTCTTATGTAAAGCTACATCTATTCCTTCAATGGAAATTGCGAACATTAATGTTCCTTTTAGAGGTAGAGCGATTAAGATTGCTGGTGATAGAACGATTCCATCGTGGTCAGTCACTTGTTATAACGACACAAATTTCAGATTAAGAAACGCATTTGAAAGATGGCAGAACGGTATAAACAATATGAGTGATAACGAAGGTCTAACAAATCCAGTTGATTATCAAGTGGATGCGTTCCTAGATCACTTGGATAGAAACGGTAATACAATAAAGTCATACACTTTAAGAGGTGTATTTCCAACAGCTGTAGCAGCAATTCCATTGAATTATGATGAAGCAGGTGCAATTGAGGAATTTGAAGTGACTTTAGAATACCAATTCTTTGACGCAAACACTACTACTTAATATTTAAGTACATTAGAGGGGCTTCGGCCCCTCTTTTAAAACACATATAAGTATTAGTATAGGAGATGAATTATGGCAGAACTATTCGGGTTTAGTATTACAAGGCTAAAACAAAAAGCAGATCCAAAACAAAGTTTTACAACAGCTCAAGCTGATGACGGTACACAAACGGTATCGGCAGGAGGACACTTTGGTTCTTATTTGGATATGGAAGGTACTGCGAAGACAGAGCAAGACCTTATTCGTAGATATAGAGAGATAGCAATACACCCAGAGTGCGACATGGCGATAGAAGATATTGTCAATGAGGC